GGAATTATCAAGGCTGATGCCATTACCACCGCGTCCGATCTGGTGCTTTCCGCGATCGATGCCACCACGCTGCGCAATATCGCGCTCGGATATGGCGGTGATGAGAATCTTGTCGGAGACTGTGTGCTTGTTCTCAACAAAAAGGATCTGGTTGCATTCGGCGATGTTCGCGGCACAAATGAAAAGAAGCCGGTTTATGACATCACATATGACACCGGTTCTTCCACGACCGGAATCATCAAGGATGGCGGGCTCGCTGTCCGTTTTGTAATCAACTCTGCCTGCAAAGCGCTCGCATCCGCAAGCGCGGGTGACTACACGATGGTGTACGGAAAGGCGCTTGCCTATCAGCTCGACCTGTTCTCCGGCTATACCGTGGAGGTGTCCAGAGACTATAAATTCGCAGAGGGACTTCTGTCCGTCCTCGGCGAGGTCATGGTCGGCGGCAATGTGATTGCGTATAACGGCTGGACAAGAGTGAAGAAAGCTGCCGCAACAACATGACGGATGCAGTGAGTAGAGACGTATCGCAGGAGATGCTGTGCGCCGCCCGTCTTGCCGTCCGTGCAAATCGGACAAGCGCTTTTGATGGGGAAATCTCCGATCTGATTTGTGCGGCGCGAGCCGAGCTTGTCGGAATCGGCGTTCTCCCATCAAAGGCATATGACGATGATGACGCGCTCACAAGGCGGGCGGTCATGCTCTATGTCAAAGCCGAATTTGGGCTTGATAACCCGGACGCTGTGCGATACCGTGAGAGCTTTGATCTGCTCAAACGGCATCTTGCGTTGTCGAGCGAATATATCGGGGAGGAATAGCTGTGTATTTCCGTGATGTGGGTTATGTATGTCGGGAAAAGGAAACATTCGATAAATTCAACCGACCGCAAAAAGCGGGATTTGAAAAGCGAGAGATTTTTTGCAATGTCGGTGGCGTGAAGCGGTCCGAATTTTATCAGGCGCAAGCCGCGGGGTACAAGCCCGGACTCTCTGTGCAAATCATGGCGTATGAGTACGAGAACGAAGCCTATTTCGAATACGATGGGATCATGTATAAAGTGATTCGCTCCTATCCGATAAAGGGTGAGAAGGTTGAGCTTACCTGTGAAGGGATGGCGGCGGGCAATGGCAAATAAATCAACCGTCACCTTCATCGATACAAGCGGAGACGCCAAAAAAACGATGCAGGGGCTGTCAAAAACAGCCCTGCGCGCGAGCGGAAAAGAAATTCGGAAACTTTTGCGTTCAAAGATCGCCTCGTCGGGACTAGTTCACTCGAACCGCTTCAAAAACCATATAGGCACATGGGTATTTATCGGCAGGAACACGGGACAGCCCCAATTACAGGTCGGACTGTATTCCCATGCGCGGGTGATAAAAAAAGGCAAGAAAGCCTCTCATGCCTCCCCGCATTGGATTGAATTTGGAACGAAGCCGCACATGATGCCGGGCAAGGGAAAAAGCGGACATTTGATGGCATACGACGGCACTGTATACGGGTATCAGGTGGCGCATCCCGGGCAGAAGGCTACCCATATTCTGCGCGATACCGTTCAAAACAATATCGCGGAAATCAGAAAAGCGCAGGAGCAGTATCTCGCGGAGCTGAACCGAACGCTTGAAGAAGCCGGCGCAAAGATATACACAGGAGAGGAGGAAGAGGACGATTGAGCAACACATCCGCACTGATAGAGGCGCTGATTGAACGGCTTAACGCGGTTCGGACGGGATTTGCCGTGTATTACGACAGAGCGCCGGACTCGGCAAAGTTTCCTTACGCGGTCATGAGCGGACTGAACGCGACGGACCTTGCCGCAGGCGACCTCACTTCCTTTGATGTGGATATATGGACGGACGATAAGCTGCCGACTGCGGCGGAGGATATAGAGGCACTTTGCGACGAGGTGAGAAACGCCCTGCACAACAGCATTATTGCAAAGTCCGGCATATTTGCCGGACATATCGGTTATGAAAACAGAGACACCGCGGACGATCAGGACGCGGATGTCTCACACCGCCGCCTGTTCTTTGCGGCGAGGGTATTCTATTATGAATAGGAGGGTATCAAATGCCTACTGTAACAAGTCTTACAACGAAGCAAATCGAAAAAATTCAGATTGATGAAGGCGTCGTTTTCCTTGACTATGGGGTGGACGGCAAAGAGCGCAAGCTCGCGCCAACCCGCGGCGGCGGTGAGTTTTCCGCAACCGTGGCGATCCGCGACATTGAATTTGACGGGCGTTCCGGCAAGACGCAGGGAACACAGGTGATTGAAGAGCAAGAGGCGGTTCTCAAAATCACCTCGCTTTGCATGTCGCAGGATGAGCTTAAACTTGCCATTCCTGACTGCCGCGTGGTCGGAGGTGCAATCAAAAACCCGAAATGCGGTGTCATTTCGGATGCGGCGTATTTGACAAACATCACGATGTTCGCCAGAACGCTTGACAAAAAATATAAAAAGATTACGATTCATCATCCCATGAGCGAAAACGGGCTGAGCCTGAAAGCCACGCCGAAGTCGGAGGGGGAGCTTGCGCTCGAATTTTACGCGCACTATACGACCGACGATCTTGACGGCGATTTGTGGGAGATTGATGATGTGGATTCCATTGAAAACAGCACAGAGGAGGGACAATGATGCTGAAAATCAAAATGATTCCGGTATTATCCCGGATGATTTCAAAACTCGACCTGAAACCCGTGGTCGAGGTACTCAAAAACGCCGATGTATTCGATAACGCAAAAGGAAAATCGGATGCCGTAAAGCAGCTGTCAGGGGAAAAAGCCGCGGAACTTGCGTTTGACATGCTCATGGCAATCACCCCGCAGGCTGACAGAATCGGGGAGGATATTCCGGAGTTTGTGGCGTTTTATAAGGGCATCACAATCGAAGAGGCGGGAGACTGCGACATGGCAGAGGTTTTCCGTGAGGTTTTAGGCGACGCGGGAATCAAGAGTTTTTTCGGGAATGCTCTTCGGAAAAAGGCAGAGCGCACGCTTTAAGTCTGTTAAGTAAATATTATGATATGCAACTCGTCGGCGAGCTTCCTCTCGAAGCGCTGGACGGGTTGCTTTCTTATGCCGAAGAGCAGGAGGCGGTAAACAGCACGCGCGGGATATGGCTTGCGCAATACATCGCGGCGAAAATGTGCGGAATCGAGCCTGTGAGCGCAGAAGCGTTTTTCGGGGAAGTGCTTGGCGGCAAAGAGCAAAGCGGGAGCGTGCGGTCGCCGGAAGAGATAGAGGCGGAGTTTGATTCTGTGATTGCGGCGGATAAGGCGAAAAGAAGGGAGGGGTAAGCGTGGCAAGTATTTTTCAGCTTTTCGGACAAATCTTCATTGATAACGCCGAGGCGGATAAAAGCATTGATACGACGACGCAAAAGGCGGAAAAGTCGGGCTCGAAGATCAGTTCCGCATTTTCCTCGATAGCGAAAGGTGCTGCGGCTGTTGGAACGGCGATTGTAGGCGCGGCAACGACGCTTGGCGCGGGCGCTTATGCGATGGCGACCTCGACCGCCACGCAAGCGGACACGATAGACAAGATGTCTGAGCGGACCGCGATTAACCGAGAGGAGCTTCAAAGATGGATGCACGCCTGCGACCAAAGCGGCGTTTCGTCGGACAAGCTCGAAACCGCAGTGAAGAAGATGTCCGACGTGTTGGACGACGCCGCCGTCGGCGGCAAAACAGCGACGGCGGCACTTTCTCGGTTAGGATTCAGTCTTGACGATTTTGACGGGTTGTCAACGGAGGAAAAATTCTCAAAAATCGTCTCAGCCCTTGCCGACATGGAGGAGGGGACAGAAAGGAACGCCATCGGTGCGGATGTGCTTGGAAAGGCATACACCGAGATGCTCCCGCTGCTGAATGCCGGTGCTGCGGGAATCGGTGCGCTCAAACAAGAAGCGGACGACCTCGGAATCGTCATGTCGGAGGATTCGGTAAAGGCGGGCGTGGTGCTTGGCGATACGATTGCCAATGTCAAGGCGGCGTTTGGCGGGTTTCGGAATCAGATCGGAAATGCGATCATTCCCATCGTGCAGAAGTTCGCCGATCTCTGTATCAAAAATCTTCCCAAAGTGCAGAAGCTCGTTGAAAAAATAATCCCTGTTCTTGTGAATGTCTTTGATGCGCTGCTTCCGCCGTTGTTTGAGCTGATAGAGGGAATATTCCCGATTCTGACGGGGCTGATTGAAACGCTGCTGCCGCCGCTTACGGACGTGATTACCGCAATATTGCCGGTTGTCATACAGCTGCTGCAAACACTGCTTCCGATGTTCCAGACGGTCATAAGTACGGTGCTTCCGGTTTTTGTGCAGCTTATCAATTCTTTGATGCCGTTTTTTACACAAATGGTGAATGACATTCTCCCCGTT